AACTGTTTGACCTACCGTCAATCCAGTTGAAGTACTGATTCCAGTGATTGTCGAAAATCCAGATAAAAAGTCTCCAGTAACTATAATACCACCAGTAAGAGTTGATCCAATTCCAACTGAAATTGCAGATAATCCAACAAAAGTTGATCCTTCCTTATAGTTTAATTTTTCATTTGTTTGGAAGAAATGATTTTTAATTGTAAAAATGCCTGTTGAGAGATTTAGTTGGTTAGAATCTCCAGGATCAAAAGTCTTGCTAAAAATTGGATATCCTTGATATGCAACATTAAAATCTAATCTATTAATTCTAGCACCTTGAGTTCCATTATATTCCGAAAGAACTACAGAATCAGTTTCTGGTCCATAAACAAAATCTGGCGCTTTATTTGCTCTATCAGTATATGAATATATCTTTTCATTAAATGATGTGATAGTCACAATTCCAGAAATATTTGAATCTGGATAGAATTTGAGTCTAACCAAATCACTAACATATTCCCCACCAAAAGTTCCGATACCAGATGTGGAACCAATCGATAAAAATGGATATTGTAGGACATAGATGTCTCTAGTATCATGCATCATCATTACTTGATGTATAGCAGATGTATTTCCTATGGATACTTGTACGTAAGATTTGATTGCAGAAATTACATCACTAGCAACACCAACTACTGTTGTTGATGCCGATCCAACGGAATGTACGACACTAGAATCATACCTAACACTTCTTTCTTGTGATTGACCTGGTAAAGCAAATCTATATGTTCCAATTCCAAGAGATGTTGAACCAAATCCAACTATCCTAGATCTTACTAGTTTGTTTGTTGATTTTAGAGTATTATTGAAATCTAATTTAAGAACTCCCCCAGAAAGATATGAAGTAAATGTTCCTATAGTATTTGTTGAATTACTAGTTGTTGCTTTTTGGTTATCAAAATAGAATTCTGACATATACACATCAGATCCATCGGTATATGAATAAACCTCATAATAATTCATTTCATTATTATCCAGATCAAGAACATGAATAGTTCCGTGGAACCCATTTGTTAAGGATGAATTAAATTGAATTATGGTCTCTGATGTTCCTGCGCCAACACTCTTAGATCCAGAATATAACTTCACAGATCCAAAATCATTGATGCTGCTTCCACCACCAACTACAGTATTGAACTTATTGACTAAGATCTTGATGTCATAATCATCAATAAATTTCGATACTGGAATGAATCTCAAAGTTAAATTGTCAAACTGATCTATATTTCCATTCAAACTTCCTAGAGACGTTCCATTACTACTCAAAGTTCCTTTTTCTAAGGTAAATGTTTGAGCGTCCTTAATACCTTCAACTAAAACATCACTATCAGTATAAAGGACAACTAATTCACTCAATTGAGTAAAACGTTCATTTGTATCTTTAATCTGAACTAAGAATCTAGCATATGTTTCATTATAATTATACAAATCCGAATACCCAGATTCATTTAGATTATTATTAGAAAACTGAGTTGATATATCATCTATTAGAAGAACTCTATTTGTCCTACATTCAATGTAATCTGCAAGTTTTTTATTTTTAAATTTAATATATTTTGATTTTGTTTGTGTTCCAGATGTAACAGCATCAACATCAATAACTAAATCTAAATTTTTAACTTCATCAACTCTTTCTTCACTGATAAGATCAATTAATGTAATATTTGCAACATTTACTGAAGCAAGAGGTAATGTAGAAGAGGTTGAAACCTGAGTATCAGCAAAATTCTTCATACCACTCGTATGAAGAAGTCTATTTACTGGATTGATTAAAGTTTCATATTCTATAGGACTCTTAATTGTATATGAAAGATTTTGGTAATAATCATTATTTGGTATTACTTGATAATCCTCGTTCAACTTCCCAATATCATTATTCCAACCAAAATCTTTTCTTAATGAATAGTCAGTTTCAAATCTACCTTTATTTGGTGAAGAATATTGAATTTGTGCTATGGAACCTGACAATTGTCCTTTAATTACGTCACCAACAACTAATTCATATTGACCTAAAATCTTAATTTTATTGGATCTAAAATCAGTAACCTTTAAATCTTGTAGTGCAAATGCACCAGTAGAAGATTTTACTGCTATTTTTTCACCAATTTGGAAACTAGATTGAATTTGGGAAACTCTAAATGTGGGATAATCCGATTTCTTAACAATTGAGGCAAAAGATAATTGATCTGTTTTTGCCAATCCTGGATTATTAGTTACTGCAGAAATATCAAACTCCAATTTTGCTGGAATAACATTGACAAACTTATTAACAGTAAAAAATGTAAAACTATGATCTATGGAGTTAAATCCATCTCCTTTATCGTTATTTTTTTGTATTCCTTCAACAAAAATTTGATCTCCAATTTTAAATGGAGATGTTCCAAATCCAAGAGCTGGTGTTGACAAGAAACAAGTTACAATTCCAATTCCAGATATTAAAGTACTGATACCTACACCATTACTATTATTAATAGTATAAAGTTCATGGTTAACTGAATTTAATCCTTTAGGAGTCTCAATAATTTCAACATTACTTAGCGAATTGGAATAAACATTTGCCTTTATAGATCCACTGTTAACGATTTCTTTTGAAGATGGGTTGAAAATAACAATTTCTGGGGAAGATGTATATTTTCTACCAGCAAAAAGAATTTCAACATTACTTATTTCAGTATTATCAACTAGAGTTAACAATGGAGAAATTAATGCCTCAGGTCTTAAAGTTTTATCCGAAGCATATTCAAAACCTTGATCTAAGATCCTAATATCTTTAATATTACCAATATTATTTGAAAGTATATTGATATTTGCATTTATACCAGTTTCGGAATTAATAGACTTGAATAGTGGTAATCTCTTATATCCAAATCCACCAAAAACAATCTTCATTTTATCAACACCACCCTTTGCGGTTAATGATGTTGTCGAATATGTTAATTCCTTACACTCATTGATTGTGTATGAAGATCTTTCTGGTTTTTGTGCGAGTGATAACTCAAAAGTTGTTGCCCCAACCCCAGCAATTTTATATGTGCCATCATAAAGACTATCTACAAAAGATATTTGGGAATAATTAACTACCTCTTTATCAGATGTGCTGATATAACCAGCTTTTTCTAGTGCATAGAATAGTTTTGAAGGAATGTTATCAACATAACTAATAACCAATGCAGCATCGGTAGTTATACCAATAGTTCCAGTATTTACCAATGTAAAATTGGTTGATCCAACCGAAACAAATTCATTTTCTAAATTGATATCATAGTAAATTTTCAGTTTATATCCAATCAAAGAAGAATTAGATAGGTCAAATTTTAGATTATTTCCTTTTATAGTATTAATTGGTGGATTAATTAGATTTAACTCTTGATTTTTTCCTCCACTAGAAGCAATGCTTACATTTATTGGTGGATTTAATTGAAGATCTTTATATGTTTCCGAAAGTTTAATGTTATTATCATCAATACGATAAACATAATAAGATGAAGTTGTTAACCCTGCTGCAATTAAATCGGAAGCATTGTAAAATACTTTATCGCCAGTTGAATATCCATGACTTGGAATATTGATAATATTTGAAAAAGTATTGATCGATTCTGATCCAAAACCAATTGGATTTATGAGAATTTTATCCTCTAAAGTATTTACTTTCAGTTTTACAAAAGATGAAGTTCCAATACCAACTGTTAAATCTGGTTTTACCATTAATGAAATAGTATCGCCATTTTGTAGTCCGTGATCCGTTGAAACAGAAACTACAGTTTTATTTTTTTCAATTTTTCCAGTTACTTGATTATAATCAGATCTCAACAAATACTCATAATTATCGGATCCATTATCTAAGAAATATAATCCATCACTGTTACTAACAGTAAATGAAGTAAATCCAAGAACAGAAGCACTAGGGGTGAAAGAACTATAAGATGTAAGTGATGACCCAACATTTACAGTAAATGTATTAGCATCTATGACAGAAGTTACACCAAAAACTCCTGATGGTAAAAATTCTGATGGAGTGTTTATTATAAAAATTTCATCTTCTTGATTAAACATAATATCAGCCCAGAGGCTATATTGTGTTGTTGAATAAGAATCGGATTGAACAAAATAGAAAGATGAAAGAGATGCTAGTGAAGATACTGGGTTAAAATAATGTGGTAGATTTGTAGTTATAGTTAAATCCCCAGTTACATTATTATATGAAGCATTAGTCACTCCTAACGAAGATCCATAAGAAACGATATAATTAGATGATGAAAATTGTGTTACTAATCCTATGGTATTTGGAGATTTATTAACAACATAAAGAGTCTGAGTGCTTAATCCAGTATAAGGAATTGCAAATGCATCCCCACCAGAAGTATTTGCAACAGAAATTGGATTTGCACCAGGTGGAAGATTTAAGACAACTCTTTGGTTATTTTTAAATGGATGATTTGGTAGATATATGCTTCTTGAAAAGACAGAAACATCTTGAGATGTTTCTCCAATCGAAACTTTCACTAATGAAGAAATTCCATCTGTTCTTCCAACTCCAACTGATATTTTTGGGTTAAAGTAAACTTTATCATTTACATAACTATCAAAATAATTAATACTAATAGGTACTGTAAGTTTATTTGGAAGAATGTCAATTCTTGTCCTATCTGTATGTGCTGTCCCCGTTATTCCTCTTTTGACACGAAGAACATTTTGATCTTTAAATACATTGAGAACAGACATAACTTCTGTTCCTATACCGATAGTGCTTCCAATCGAAATCGTATCAGAAACTCTCGATACATAAATGTCAGTTACAATTCCAGAAATTGAATTTGCTGGAATTTCTTTAAATACGATGATTGTTTCTGTTGAAACGCCAATTGAGTGAGATCCAGTTAATTTTGAAATATAAGTCGATAGACCAGAAATGCTAATATTTTCTTTATCTAAAAGATTGTGATATGAAGAAACAGTTGCTTCTACATTAGACTTATCTTTCCAAGTAAAAATTGCACCATTATAAGTTTGTGTTTGTGTTTGTATATTTGCAATTTCCTTTCCTGTCAAAGAAGAAATCTCTGCACTAAGACCACCACCATTTGTACTGCTATTATCAAACACAGCAGACTCACCCATTGCATATCCATCACCAGGAACTAAAACCTCGTAAGAATTGATTGAACCTTTCGTTGTTGATTCAACAATTAGAGATTGATTAGTAATCTCATTAGATTCTACAATAAAATCATTATCAGCATATTCTTGATTTACTTTGTATGGATAAGTATTTCTAATTAAATTGGAATTATTAAAATCAAAAGTTTGATCTAAATTGAGAAAATTGTCTTCAATTACTGTAGATCTGTATGTATCTCCAATAAAATATGGGAATTTTGGAACCAATGTGTTTGTTGCCTGATCAGTTCCAATCCCAACAAAATATGCATAAACACCATTTGGAAATTCGGGTGTTTTTGAATATCTTCCATTATGATAATCCAAATCTCCAGAATCATTGTATACATAATCTTCAACAAAAAATCCTGGTGAAAATTCAGATGGGCGATCTGAAATTAATGAAGAATTTAGAATATATCCCGAGTTCAATAATTTAATTGAAGATTCAACATCTTGCGAATCTGAATATCCATATGGTCCATAAATTGGATTTCCATCATAGGCCCATCCAATAATTGGAGAATGAGTTGATCCATCATCATTAAATTGTTCTAATGCAATACTTGTAGAATAACCAATCCATCCATATCCAATATCATTTTTACTTGGTAAAAGAACTTCATTACCAAAGCGATTAAAATAATTAATAGTTAAAGGTCTAATTGCTACATCAATAAATGCATTTTTTCCTGGGGGATTAATTTTTACTGATGTAGTTTCTTGAATATAGTTTGCTCCGCCATTAATTATAACAATATCTGTTAAAGAACCACCAGAAACTTTCGCTCTTAAAATTGCACCACTTCCCTCTCCAACAACAGTCAAATCTGGAGATGCATTATAATTACTTCCTGCGGCAAGGACCTGAACGCTAACAATTGATCCATTAACAACAAATGCCTTTAATTCTGCCCCATTTCCAGTTTTGATGCTAACTTGTGGTTTTTTGTTTAAATTTATTGTGGTTGACCCATACTTACTACCACTCTCATAAAGATACGCATCAATTATTTTCCCCCTAACAATAGGAGTTGCAGTTATGACTCCAACAGAACTGCTTGCATAAGAAACGTTTATATTTAATGAAATTTCTGGATATGCAAAAATATGATATCCCGATCCTTGAGAATTTAATTTAACAAAACTTTCTCTAATATAATTTGAGGTTATAGTTCCACCAATTCCAGCATCAGATAAGCGGAAAGTATCATTGTCATTTTTAATGATATAGTATTGGTTTGAAGTTGAAAGACCAGAAACTACAGATCCAGTATTCGAATATGTAACAATATCACCATTTTTAAAATTATGATTATTGAAAGTTATCCAATCCTGAGTTGTAGAAATTGCTTCTGGTTTTACATATAGTTTTCTATTCTCATATCCACTTCCAGGATTTAATACTTTAATCGATTTTAAAGTTTTCTTAGAATCAAATGTTCTAAACTTATGAACTCCTACTGCATTAATAGTACTGAAACCAACAGTATTAATGCCAGAGAGATAATCAGTAAATTTTGGGTATAAACGAATTGTTTTATTATTGTAAATTTTTGCGTAATATGTGCCACCATTTACTAGATAGCTTCCCTGATCAAAATTTCCACCAAAATATGTTGCAACTCCAAGATTTGAATTGCCATTATTACTATAAACAATTGCCTGACCGTCTTTAAAATTGTGATTAATTGAGAAACTAATAGTCTCTTGATTAATATCTACTCCACCAGATTGTGAGGTAACTCTAGCATCAAAAGAAACCGTTCTATATCTTTCCTCTAAAATTGGTTGAAGTTGGCATCCACTACCATTTCCCCCAGTTATTGTTGCTGAAATAACATCGGAAATATCAAAATCCTGTGGGTCAACTAAAATGGATGTTACTATACCACTAACAACTGGAGTAATAAGAGCCTGAACTCCACCACTTGCAGCAACTTCAATCTTTGGTGGATTGATAACATCATAATTTTCACCACTATTGAAAACTGTGATGCTATCAATTGGACCATAATAAACTTTTTCATCAGATTTATAATTAACTAGTTCAACACCATTTACGAGTAAACCTATAGAACCAGTATTGGTCTTTTGATTTCTACCGTTTTTAATATTTTGAGAAAGAGGAAACTTCTTAAGTAATTTTTGTGGGAAAATTTTTCTACTTTTTTGTGATGCCAATGTAAAAGTATGAGATCCCGAAGTCTTCAATTCATAAAATTGGAGATAATCATCAATCTCAATAAATGATCTTGATGCATAAAGTTTAATTTGATTAGTTAAAGTTAATACTTTAACGTAATAATTGGATCCAGAAACTAAACCAGGAATGTCTCCATTAGTTGAACTGTAAACAATCTTATCACCAGTAATAAATGGAACAGGACTTACAAAAGAAATTATCGAATACTTTTGAGTCTCTATATCAACACCTTGTAGACTATTATTACCTAAAGCATTAGTGATGGTTGCTTCAACAAATTTTTTTTCAATTGAATATGATGGTAATGAATTCGATGCAACATAAAAATATTGATCAGATTCATTATAAACATTCTGAACATCAGATGTAATTTTATTATTACCATACTGAATATCTACATTCACTGCCGAAGATTTATTGACCCTTCTTCGTACATCATAATCAATTGATGCTAACGGAACAAATCCAATAATATTATCAAGAGTTATTTGTTTGGTATTTTTATTAATATTTGCAACTATGGCACCAGAAAAAATAATATTTTGAGTATTTGTGACTAAGATGTCAACAATATCTCCGATTTTTAAACTTGATTCATCAATTTCTGTTCCCAAAGTAAATGTTGTTCCTGAAATATTAAGAACATTAAATCTGGAACTTGTATTGTAAATCCAAGAATTTGCAAATAATTGTTTGTAAGATTTATTAGTTGAATCTGGATTTGTGATTGACTCACCTAGATTTTTAACTAAGATATTTTCACCAACAATTACTTCTTCAATTTTGTTTAATTCCTTAAAATCGGACAAAACTCCAGTAATTCTTATTTCTGATTTTGAGTTGGTGTTGCCATTTTCATATCCATAATAAACTTCATCAGATCTAATATCAGTTGATGGGGTAATTATTGATGTAACACCACTACAACCTAAAAATTGATTTATAGTTTTATCTGAATATGTAATAGTATTATTACCACATATAGCAGTTCCAGACTGATTAAATCCGATCGTGGAGTCAACTGTAATAACAGAAGAACCAATTGGAACAGTATCAAGTACTCTTGTTTTTGGAGAAATTGTAAAATTACCTTCTACAACATCAGCATCACTAAATCCAACAAATAAATCTATCCTATAATAGGTTTTTTTGCCTCTAGTTAAGATCTCAACATTGGAAATCGATGCTTTAGTTACCGAATCCGTTGATTTAAATATTGTTTGTCCTACAAGTTTATTTGGATCTCCACTAATTCTTTCTGCAATTACAACTTCTCTTCTAATAAAGGAAGCTGAAGATGGCTTTAAAAGCAAACTATCGAGATTAATAATTTTGGGTGTAACCCCATAAAGAATATTGAATAAAATTCTAAAAGATTCTTCTGTACCCTTTGCCTGGTAAAAACCTCTAGCTTGACGAATAAAGTTTCCAACATTCAAGTCAGAAACAAAATCTTGATCCTCTAGACCAGGAGTTAATGAAAATTTTAATTTTTTATAAAATTCTTTTAAAAATGCTACGCTTAAATTTTCAACTGTTGCTTTAGAAGAATGACTGGCAGCACTAGTTGAAGAAAAGACTAATTCTTCTGGATTTGAATCTGAATGATAGCTACTAATACCAGAGAAACCGCGAATACATCCAGTAAAAGTATTCGTAGTTATACCAGTATATGTAATAATCTCATCGCCAATTTTTAGCAGTCCATATTCAGGTGGAAAACCCTTGGTTGATGTAACTGTAACTACACCAGATGTTGAAGTAATTTCATATGACAGTTTTGTAGATCCAGTAATAACTTCTGGAGTCAAATTATCAAGTTTTAAATACTGATCTAAATTCTCCGAAATATCAGAAGAACCACCAGTAAATTCTTGAGAAATATAGTACTGCTTAAAGAAATCGACAGCTTTTGGACTTTCTGAGAGTAAAAATTCTGGGAGTTGACTTTCAATTATTTGATTTACTTTTACTCTTGCATCAAAACCAGTTGATATCATATTACTGCCTCTTTAGATCTCCGTTTGAATAACTTGAAATTGACTTAAATCCGACGCCAGATATCTGCTCTCCAGAAGAAATAGTATCTTTAATCATATTTATCTTGCTACTTGAAACGTTAAAACTGAGATACAGATCCTTCAATCCAATAATATCATTGGACTCTGGATATGCCTGTACCTGAATAATATGATTTTCTAATACTGTTGAAGTTATGTTTATAGTAGATATTTGTATTTCTCCAGTTTTGTAATTTATAGTTCCTACCGATTTATTAACAACCCTAATTGCACTACTTCCAACATCCTGAGTAACAATGGAAATTACTCCAGTCAAACGATCTGCATTTGGAATATCAGTTAGATATACGGTACTTGTCTCTCCAAAAATAGTAAATCCAGTACTCTTGATATTATATCCTTTTGGATCAACATGGAATGCATTTCCGAAACACAATTCATACTGTGCAAACTGATTTAAAGAAGCAACAAGATTTCTTCTTATGATAACCTTAGTAATATTAGATGTAATTGAAACATCAGTATTGTCAATTAATTGGAGAATCTTACTATACTTAAATCTGCCACCAAATTTATTAACATCAACAGAATTAGAATAAGTTGTAAGTGAATTAATAATCTTTGTTTTTAGGTCATTGACGTTTGAAACTTGAGAGGCATTGTAATAAACATAACTATCGAGTTCAACGTATAGAATCTTAAGATCAATAATCTCTTGTTTGATTCCAACCAAAGAGTATTGCTTCAATTTGGAAAGAATTGTTTGCTTATCAAAGTCAGAAACATAATCCCCATTTTTGGGTTTAATGCTAATTAAAACTTTACCAAACTGTGGCGGAACTAATTCTTCACCACCAACAACAGAAACAGATTCTGTATTTTGATATACTGATTGAATAATTGTTTCATAATCCCTAGCAGTAACTGCTCTATATTGTGCCGAATATAGTCTAGGTGCAAAATATTTGACAGAATTTATAGATTCAATATCACCACCATTTGATGCTGCAGAAATAGTATTAATCGAAATAGATCCAGATGGAATGATTTGTTTGTTTAAAGAATCTGCAAAAGTTCCAGAAAATGAAAACTGTGATGGTCCATTGCCATCTTTACCATCTGTAAGGATATATGTTGCAGTAACAATACTGCCGTCTTCAAGTTTTTTACCAATTATTCCATCGCCAAAAAGAAGTTCGTACTTCTCATCCTGTACTTCTTGAATTAGATAGATTTCGGATGAACCATTAACATTTAAAATATTATCAACTTGCTTATATTCTCTACCTTCTCCCGAATCTGAAGGTCCCTTGACTTTAACTATAATCGTTGCACTATCAATGAATGAGTTATCTAAAATAAATCTTTGATCTAGAGAACCATCAACAGTGAATTGCTTCTTAAGGAAAGTTCCCTGATAAATGTAGATGGGGTCTGTAGTAGATCCAAAAGTTGCACTCCCACCAGATATAGTTGTTGTGATGCTCTCTGGAATAGAAAAAATGTACGAGGTATCATTTACTGCACCTACACACACTAGGCCCGCCTGTAGAGTAATCGTAGGACTAGTTGTTTTAGTTGGTACGCTAAATGAAACCGCTGCCTTAGAGGCGGTTCTGGAGCGTGGTACATAACCAACGTTTCTTGCCAGAGAAACTACATTTTCACGAAGAGTTGCCGAATCCAGAAAGGATTCGTTAACAACCATATTGGTATTGAATGCAGTAATATATGTGTTATACGCTAACGTATCGATCAAGACAGAGAAATTAGAACCTTCGAAGTCAAAGTCCGTAAAAGTGGAATTTGCACGAAGATAATCCTTAATGGATGTCTTTATCTGATCGAAATCTAAACTTGTAAATTTTGTAAAAGGCATTTTATCTTGTTGCCTCTAATATGAATGTAAACGTTTGTGCTGGAACATCTTGACCGACGATTTCAAAAGCAATGGTTACATCAAATGAATTTAAATCTGGTTTTGGATTTACCTCAACCTGAACGCTACTCACTCTTGGTTCAAAATTTTTGATTGTATTTAGAATTTGATTTTTAATTACAGATGCAGATGCATAGTCTACAAACTCAAATAAACTCGATTCTATATCAGATCCCAACAAAGAATTAAAAAAACGCTCTGTTGGGATTGTTTCTACTAAATTGCGAACCGCTCTTCGAATAGCAGCTTCATTTTTGAGGACAGGTAGATCTTTAGTAACGGGATGTGGATCAAAAGATAGACTAATATCCTTAAATGCTCTTGATATCCTCTGAACGGCCATTTATTGGTCAGAAATTTCTGATTTTATTTATGTCTACTTCCAGGATCCTCCATAATTTGGTTCAGTTCCATACTCCCAATCGTCATAATCCGCATCATTACGAATTTTGGAGTGCAATTGTTCGGTCAATTTAAATTTATTCTTTGCAATTTCATCATGCATGATCTCTTGAATAATTTTTTTTGGTTCTTGATTTTGAACGTAATCAGTTGCAAGATGATCTGTACCCCACATTTGGTACATGTAGTCACTATTTCTATCAACGTTACCTGTTGCCATTAGACTTTCTCCGAAGTTAGTAATGGAACTTTTAGAGGGGTTGCCATCCCTCGTAGTTGATTCTAACTTATATAGAAAAAAT